AACCTCGTTTGGTTTTAAAATGACTGTACACAGGCATATCAGGTTTTAACCCCAACTTCTCAAGAAACTTTCCTATTCTTGGGTCTGCGTGTACTTCCATAGTAAACTCCAGCATTTTTAAAATCGGTCTGCTCATGTACCACTTAAATAATCTTCTAATTAAAAGTCCACCATCTCTGGGTACACGACAATAAAACATAACAACACTACATTGGCTTCTTTCATAAAACTGAAGCGGAAAAGACATTGCTCCAACTGCACCAACTACCTCACCATCTATCTCTGATACCCAAGCAAAATGTGAAGCAGAGCTAACACATTCTATTGTTGTTTTCTTTACTTTCTCCGGGCAAATTATAACCCCTTCTATTGGGTCGTTATTTAAAGATTCTATTCCAAGTTCAGTAATAATATCTATGTCATTAGGTGTAGCAGGTCTTATCATTTACCAACCTCTTGTATAGTTTGCTATGAATCGAGGGTCTCTTACTGATTGACCCCCACCTACAGGTTGTGTTGTTACATCTTTCTTCTTAAGTGCAGCATCTGCGGCAGCTTTCTTCATTGCACCTACTGCTTCAGCGATTTTATCTCTTACTGTATTACTCATGCCTCCACCGCCAGCAAGTCTACCAAGGGTTGCAAATCTATCCTTGATCTTTTGCGCTAATTTTTCTACTACTATTTTAGGTAAAGTTACTGGAGTAGTTACGTTTCCACCTCCACCTCCACCGCTTGTGCCGCCACCTAAATCACCAAAATCTAGCAGTCCACCTAAATCAAGATTACTAATACTTCCTATGACAGCTAAACCATTTTTCAATAATTCAGACTGCTTTGTAATTTGAGTTTGTTTTGCAGCGGCGCTCATGTCTGGAGCAGCCATTATCTGAGCCATGCTTGAACTCATTTGAGAAAAGAACTGAGCTGCATTGCTGTTAGTTTGTCTTAGGTTTGCATATTGGTTATCAATAAGAGCAAGCTCTTTAGCATTAGCATTTGATGTTGCTTGAAGGGCTACTGATTGTTCACCCCTAAGACCTTGAAGAACAAATTCTTGATCAGCTCTGGCTTGGTCGCGCCACAAATCCATAGTGCCTTGAGCGCCAATAGCTGCTTGTTGCTGATCGCCTCTAAGCTTCTGTAAAGAATCTTCAATCGTAGCCTGCTTATCCATCAAGTAAGCTTTATCTTCTGTTGAAGCGCCTAGAAGTAAGAGTTCAACTTTTGCTCTTTCTTCAATAAGACCTGTCTCAAGATTGGCCTGAACTACCCTGAGACCTCTATCAATTTGACCTTGGCGATTTACTAAACCAAGCCTTGTTCTTGCGTCAGCAGTTTGAAGTCTAGCTTCAATATTTCCACGTTCTCTGACTAAACTTAATTCAATATTACCTTGCGTTTGTCTAAGACTAATATCAATTGAAGCCTGTCTATTTTGTAATTCAAAGCGAGTAGCGGCATCAGCTGTCTGTAATCTTAGATCAACATTTCCACGCTCTCGAACAAGTCCTGATTCAATCCTACCTTGAGTTAAACGTAGATCTCTATCAATTCGACCTTGCTGAGTAAGTAAAGCACTTCTTGTTGTAGCATCGGCAGTCTGAAGCTGAAGGTCGATAGATCCGCGTTGATTAATAAGACCGGATTCTATTCTACCTTGAACAACTCTCGCTTCTCTATCAATCTGACCCTGACGGTTAAGAAGATCAACCCTTGTAGCAGCATCAGCAGTTTGTAATTGCTTTTCAATACTTCCACGTTCTTTAATTAAACCAGATTCGATTCTGCCTTGAGTGAATTGTAACTGTCTATCAATCTGACCTTGTTGGGTAAGTAAAGAGCTTCGAGTTGCAGCGTCAGCTGTCTGAAGTTGTAGATCAATGTTTCCACGTTGATCAAGAAGTCTGGATTCAATATCACCTTGAACAGTGCGGATTTCTTTATCAATTTCACCCTGCCTTTCAAGAAGACCTACTCTTGTTTCAGCATCAGCGGTTTGAAGTTGAAATTCAATTTGGCCTCTCTGACCTACAAGACCGGATTCAATATTACCTTGGACAACTCTTAGGTGTTCGTCAATTTGTCCTTGACGGTTAAGAAGATCAACTCTTGTGGCAGCATCAGCTGTTTGCAATTTAAGATCAATTTCACCGCGCTCTGTTTGTAGAGTGGATTGTACCTGACCCTGTAAAGCTATGTTGCTAGTATCTTGCTGACCCCTTAGTACTTGCAGGTCAGTATCAATTTGTCCCTGACGTTCAAGCAGCTTCTCTCTGGTCGCAGCATCAGCAGTCTGTAGTTGTAAATCAATATCACCACGCTCTGCCTGTAGACGAGATTGAACTTCAGCTTGTTGTGCAACTAGACCTGTTTCTTGTACTCCTCTTAAGGATTGTAACTCAACATCAATTTGACCTTGACGCTCAAGCAAACGAGTTCTACTAGCTGCGTCAGCAGTTTGTAATTGTAAATCAATGTCGCCACGTTCTGATTGTAAACGAGACTGAGCTTCAGTTTGTTGAGTAACTATTCCTCTTTCCTGAGTTCCTCTTAAAGTTTGAAGCTCAACATCAATTTGGCCTTGGCGTTCAAGTAAACTCGTTCTAGTGGCTGCGTCTGCGGTTTGTAAATCTGATTGAATTTGCCCACGCTCTGCTACTAATCTTGACTCACCTTCGGTTTGAGCACCAAGACTTAATCTGGCTTGTTCACCAGTAGCAGTAATTTGTTGAATCTGTTGCTGACCTGTAAGCCTTTGCAATCTCTCTTGGGTTCTTGCGGCAGCGTCTTGAGAAGCAATCGGTAAAGCGGTTTGAAGAACAGCTTTCTGGGCTTCACCTACAGCCATGGAAGAACTCAAAAGACCTCTCTTCTGAAACTGCTGTTTAGTCTGAGTTTCAGCCAAAGAAAGTAAAGGACTACCCTTTTCAGTAATCTTGGCAAGGCGACCTTCTACCGTATCCAGATCACCGAGTTCAGGAATCTCCGGGGTTTCCCCCGCAGGATTCATCTGAGAGTCTACGATTGCAACCATGACTTAACCCTTACGTTGTTTTGCCTTTTTCTTTGATAACTTCTTTGATGATTTATTTTGTTTCGGTGGAGCTGGCTCTTTTGGCATTACCTTAAGAAGAGCTTTTTTTGCGCCTACTGCTATCTCACAATATTTAGTAGGTAAAGAAATATCACTATTCAAAAACTGTAGTAATAGTGCTGCTTCATTTTGTGTTAGTTCTGGTCTAAGTTTCATATTTTAATCTCTTTATGATGGGTTAGTTGTTGAAACTGCAATCCATGCTTTAGTACCATTGATTTCAACTTGCACATGATGCGTGGTTGCACCTGATGTTGTCAATGTTGAAATAGCACTAGTTGTATCTCCATCTGCTGTAGCATCGAAATTAAAGAATCCACCGTCTGTAGTTCCTTTTAATATTTTCATTGCTTCTGCTGATGTTAATGAAGCGTCTAATTGTATTCCTATTGCACTAGTAGCTTCACTGTCAATATTTAGAGCAATACCGTTACCGTTCTGATCAATTAGCACGGCGTTGCCAGTGCCATCGTTTCTTGAAACAACACCATTACCACTTGCGGAAGTATTATCTATATGCGCCCTAAATATTCCAAATGCACTAGTGTATACAGACGAATCGGTAAATAAATGCGCTAAGATTCCGGTAGTAAGAGCATTCCCAGTAATATTGATACCATTACCTGTTGTCATCGAATTAACGTTCATATCTATAACACCAGAGGTGGCGGTAGTAGCTGAAGAATTAATTAAAATAGAGGCTGCTGTGGTTGCTTCGCTGTCGATATTTAAAGCAACGCCGTTACCGTTCTGATCTAATAAAACGCCATTACCTGTACCATCATTAACTACCTGTAAAGCCCTTCCTGAAGCTGATGCATTATCAACTATTATATCTACGGCTGTCCCTGTAAAGCCTGAGGAATTAGTTCTAAATCTAGCAATCCTGCCAGTAGTAAGAGCTGCACAATCAGGTATATCAAGTATATTGCCTTGGGTAATAGAGCCAGCATCTATATTAATAACGTCTACAGTAGTGACTTGAGAATTAATCTGAACTGTGGTTGCTGTGGTTGCTTCAGAGTCGATGTTTAAAGCGGTGCCGTTACCGTTTTGATCAATGAAAATTCCTGTTCCTGTTCCATCCTGTTGAGCGCGTATAGCTTCACCTGTTGCCCCAGTGTTATCTACTACTGCTCTAAGTACTACCCCACTAAAAGTGGCTGAATTAGTAATCATCCTTGTGACATCACCAGAAGTTGCAGCATCACTTTGAACATTTACTGTTCTAACTGTGGTGGCCTCACTGTCAATATTTAAAGCAATACCATTGCCATCTTGATTTAAAAATATTCCATTACCTGTGCCAGCATTATCAACATTAAGAGCGATTCCATTTCCATTTTGATCAAGAAAAATTCCCGCCCCTGTTCCATCCTGCTGAACTCGTATAGCCTCACCTGTTGCGCCAGTGTTGTCTATTACCGCTCTAAGTACCGCTCCACTAAATGATGCAGAGTTAGTAAATAATCTCGCAATATCACCAGAAGTGGCAGCATCGCTTTGAACATTTATTGTTCTAGCAGTAGTGGCTTCACTATCAATATTTAGAGCTACTCCGTTGCCATCTTGATCAATGAAAAGACCATCACCTATGCCAGCTTGAGCCACGTACACACAACGGCCTGTTGCAGCCGCATTACTAACATTAAAGAAGTTTGACCCAGCGCCAGTAAATGAAGCACTCGCATTAATTGAATCTATAACCCTTCCTGTTGTTACAACGGCAGCATCAAGCTGAAGACACGTACTAGTAGTCATCTCAGTGTCAATATTTAAAGCTATACCATTGCCGTTCTGGTCAACAAAAATACCGCTTCCGGTAGAATCTTGCTTGATACTTAAGCTTGTAGTTCCAGTTGCTAAAGTATTGTCGTTGGTTATATTAACCAAGTCTCTTGTGTTAGTCGAAGCAGAGTTTGAAGCGAATGATGCTATCTTCCCTATAGTAAGAGCGTCTGCAACTACGTTTATTACGCCTGTCGCTGTAGTGCTTGCTGCTGCTATATTGATTGCAATTGAGCTGGTAGATTCGCTATCAATATTTAAAGCGATACCATTACCGTTCTGATCAAGGAAGATTCCGTTTCCTGTACCATTATTAAATACCTGTAAAGCTGTTCCAGAAGCTGATGCATTATCAACAATAATATCTACATTAGTCCCTGTAAAGGCAGATGAATTTGTTCTAAATCTGGCAACTCTACCGCTAGTAAGTACTGATGCATCGGGTATATCAAATGCATTGCCTTCGGTTAAGGCTGAAGTTTCTATATTAATAACGTCTGACGTTGTGGCAGCAGAAGAGATTTGAAGCGTAGTGGTTGTAGCTGCCTCACTATCAATAACTAAAGCACTACCGTTACCATCTTGATTAATAAATAGTCCGTTACCAGTTCCTGTATTGGCTATAGTGATACCAACAGCTGAGCCGCTAACTGTTGAAGTAAATGCAGCAGAAGATAATATGCCGGAGAAAGCGCCAGTGGTGCCAGCAATTGTGGCAGTAGCAGAAGCTCCGATAGTAGTACCGTCAATACTGCCGCCATTAATATCAATAGTTGTTACTGTGCCTAAATCAGTCCATGTGCCTGTCAGTGAGCCGCCATTAGTAGCGGTAAGTGCGCCATCAAGAACAAGACCAGTTGTACCAGTAAGAACGTGCATGACTGAAGCATCAGCATCATTCTTGAATGTAAGATCGTTTGTAGTGCCTTGTCCGGTGAGTATTAAGCCTTCGGCTGCTGTAAACCCCATAGCGGCATTATCGCCAGCAGCAGTGTCACCAGTAGCATTAAGTGTGGTTCCTGTAATTTTCCCAGTTAAAGTAATAGTGTTAGTAGCTTCAATAGCAGATTCACCAACATTAACCTGAAGAATTTTATTACCGTTACCAGTGAAGGCTGGCAAAAGGTCGAAAGAGTTTTCGATTAAATTTAACTCACCACGAATCGCAGCGGAGGATAATGCTGAAGAGGTAGATGGAACACCTGATTGGTCATACCAAGGAGCTGACATAGGTTTTACCTCAATTGTCTACCGTAGTGGAATCGCTGTTGAGAACCTGAAAAAGTCAAAGGATTGAAAAAATCTGAGTTGCTTCTTATGAGTAGTGAGATATTTTCAGCACTACCTGACAACTTAAAGACGGATGGTTGTATAACAACACCATCCCAAAAACCTGTATCCCAATTACCAGTATCCCATATAGCAGAGGAAAAATCAGCTACTTCTGTAACTGTTGTGGGTTGCGGGATGTCAGTATCCCCATAACCTAATTCAGAAGTAAAGTTAAATTCTGCATACCCACCACCAGAAACCTCTAATGTACAGTTTTTATATCTCTTTTTTCTTCTGGTTGAATTAGTGTGGATAAAATGGGTTGTAACAAAAGCTTCTATGGCTCCTCCGTCAAAAGATGTGCCTTTATCTAGTTGATAAACAAAGCCATTATCGCTGCCAAAAAACATTTCTTCAGTACCATCAAGGGTCTCCATGGAGAAAGTCACCTTGGCTGGATTGCTGAGAAGAATAGGCATCATGCCAACTACTTTTCTGTTTTCGGTTGTCATGTACAAAGCGAAACTGTCTGAGAAGAAAACCCTGTATTGGCTTTTATCTCTGGCTATCATGGATGAATCAGTCTTGGTTTTATGGTCGTTTATAAAACCTTGAATCAATCTTGATAACGTACTGTGTTTAAAGTTACCGTATGCCTGCACAGTGTTTAAATCGGTAATACCACGATCATCCAAGAACACAGTCATACCGAATTCTTGAACAGAATAAGCGAAAGCCCCAACCTCTTCTCTGTAATCCACTAATACCCAATCAGCATTTGAAGTACCGTAAAGCATGTTAATTTTGTTGCTGGAGTAAATGGCAAGTGTACCGTTACCAATGTCGCCCGGTTGCACTTTGAAAGCTGTAATTGTGTCGCCTACAGCTAACTCTGCTGCACCAAAAATAGGACTCCAATTGAAAGGAAAACCTATCGCTGAATGCTGAGCTGAACCAAAGAATGAGAAAAATAAATGGTTCTCATACGCAACAATGTGGGTAGGCGTGTCGGTTGTCATACCTGAGTCAATAGGTGCAAACACAGTGCCATCAAATTCAAAACCACGGTTCTCTCCATCACAACCGTAAGTTCTTATTACTCCAGCATCACCACCAAAGTTATTATTGATAAACTCAAAGCGTCCATTAGGAAGCATGGTAATAGCTGAACCGTCAGCGGCAATTGTGGCAACATTTAGATTAGCGCCTACGTTAAGATTTTCAGCTTGGAAAGTACCTGTCTGAGAAGCGAATATAAAGCGCCCTGCTGCGCTTCCAGCGGCAAAGGTGCCTGACTCAAGAGCTACGCGAGTTACTACTGCTGTGGCTCCAGAGGTAGCTCCTGTGATGGTATCTCCCTCTAGGGTTTCGTATGTGCCACCGGAGGTGAAGGTAAGCTCTCTACCAAGGGCTACAGAAGTCCAGCCACTAGTTGATGATTTGAATAATGCAGCTGCTGTGGCTCCAGCGTTATTTCTCCAAGCGTATTTGATGTCGTTAAGCATCCAGACACCAAGAATATTTCCACTACCGGGAACTGCTGCAATATCAGACCTAAATTCATCTGCTGCTAGATTAAGGAATTGTGCGTTAAGTAACTGAGTAGAAGCTCCGCCAATAATTGCGGCTGAATCAGTGTTACCTTCGACTGAAGCACTTACCTCTAAATCTTCGGAGGCGTTAAAGGTGCCGACTATCTTGGTGATTACTAAAAAATCCTGAGCCGCACCTGTTTCAACCGATATAACTACAGCAGTAGCTGACGAGGTAGCACCAGTGATGGTGTCACCGTTAGAAAAAGATCCAGTAATGGTAACGTCCAAGATTGCATAAACTGCGGCAGAGGGGCTTGGGCGACCATCAAAACGCTCATAACCTTGGATAGTGGTGTAACCACCATTGATATTAATCTCGAAGTTCTGAGCCTCCCTGAGCGTACCGGGGATGGTGTATTTAGAAGGCGTAACTAAATCAAGACCGTTTCTAAATCGAACGTCCTGAGTAGATAATTCTTTTTGCCCTATATCTCTTGGAGGGATGTTACTCATGCCATCGGTTCTCCCATGGCAAGATCTGGCAATTGATCAGCTTCAAGCTGGCGCATTAGCCTATTAGATTCATAATTAGCGTGGGCTATAACTTCACTAGCAGCCTCAAAGAAGCCATATTTCTTTGCAGCTTCATATACGATTAAATCATGAAACCTTTCGGGCATGTCCGGTATATCACCGTCAACAGTAAAGGACTGATTACCTCTTTGGTAATCGCCAGTGACCGTGTACACAGCGTCTGGTGGAGGGCCAATAACAAGATTGTTTGCTGGATCAATAGCAGCATGAATAGGATAAGCAGAAATTTGAATCCCTACTCTATAAATGCTTTTGAAGTCATTCCATGTTGCGAAAGTCAACCAAGTCTCAGTTCCTACACCAGT